ACATAGCCGATCGCCTTGCCGGTCGGGTCAAGCTGGAACAGCGAATGACCGTCCGAGCCGACCATAGAGACAACCTGCGTGAACAGCGTCTTTCTGGTCATGTAAAGAACAGTCTGCGCGTTGCGCTTGAGCTGACCGAACATTGCGGTAATATCCGCAAAGGTCATGCCGTCCTTGACATACTTCGCACCGGCAACAGCATTCTTGACCGTTGCGACGATGTCCTTCGACACCTTGTCGCCGATACGGTTTGCGAGCTGCGTGACGACGAAGTTTTCCAGAGCAGGCAGTGCCATCTTCTGCGTTGCATAGGTCAGCGTGATCCATGCCGTGAACTCCTTGCCCGCGAGCGTGAGCTTGCCGAAAGTGATGCTGGTCTCACTGCCTGCTGCGCTGCCCTCTGCGGTGATAGATGCCTCGCTCATGGAGTCCGCATACGGAATGTCGATGACGGTGTTGCTGTTCAGCGTGGTAATGTCACCGACCAGCGCGTGCTTCACGCTGATGAGATCGAAGATGCGGTTCTGAATCTCGGTCGGGACATACAGCGCCTGACCGCTGGTGCTGGTACCGGTGCCCTCGGTGTTGCCGGTGATGCCGGTCGTCAGCGCACGCTGCTCCGTCTCGGTCAGCGCTCTGCCGCTGATGTGTTTCAGCCATGCAGTGCGGTACTCCGGAGAATCCAGCGTGTAGGTGCGAGCTTCGGGCGCGGGATTAACAACCGGCTGCGGAGTGTCGCCGATCTCACCGGATGCGACACGGGAGCGCAGCTCGCGGCGTGCGGTTTCTGCACTCTTCAGCTCTGCACGGCGTGCCTGGAGTGCCTCGACCTCTGCGGTCAGGGCGGTAATGTCGCAGTCACCGCCGCCGTCCAGCAGCGAGCGGATTTCTGCAAGTCTGGTTTCGACCTGTTCAATGGTCATGGTCTTGGGATCCATAAATCATACCTCCATCAGTTTCAGTTTGAGTGCCAGCTTTCGCTTGGCGATTTCAAGCGCACTCTGTCTCTCCGCTTCTGCCTCTGCAATCAATCCGTCGCAGTAGGCGCGTGCGCTGATTTCCGTTCCGTCGTTTGCGGGGATGCTGACCGCAGACACATCATACAGCTTCTTGATGCGTGTGATCGTCCGCAACACATCAATGTGACCGTTTTCCTTGTTCTCTGTAGTCTCCCGCTTCTGCTCTCCGACTACAAATGCAAAGGACATCCGGTCGATGAATCCGCCTTTGATCTCGGCGTAGAGCTGACGCGCAGCTTCTGTGCCGCTCAGATCGGCACGGACTTTCAGACCACGGCTGTCAACCGTTAGCGTCAGGGTCTTGTTGCGTGTTCGGGCAAGCACCTTGCCGGAATGGTCGTATTGCATGATGACATCGCTCATGTCGCACTGCTCGAACGCCGCCGGGTCGATCTGCTCGCGGAATGTGTAGTTGCCGTAGGACATCAGCTCGTACACTTCATTGAAGGTTGTTGCATAGCCCTCGACAATCATGCTGTCATCTTCGCTGCGGCATTCGACCGCTGCCATGAAGCGGTATTCCCGCTCATTCGGTTTCATCGGCATTGTCATCCTCCTTTCCGGCGGGCTGATTCTGCCCGACCATGTAATATTCACCGCGAATCGGCGCGTGCTGTCCCTTGCCGTCAGGGAGCGGCGGATAGTTGAACAGCTCGCGGATTTCGTCAATCAGCACCATGCCGCGATCTCCGAGCGTTTCTGCAATGTTGACCTTTGCTGTGACCGGCATATATTGCAGCCGGTTCGCCGTCGCAAGGATGCAGTTGCCGCGAGCACGCTCCTGTTCGGAGTATGTCATAGCGGTCATGACCTCCGAGAACTGAATCTCAAACGGCTCGACCACAGCATTGAAGAATGCGTCCATTTCGTCGCCGGTCGCGGTGCTCTGGAGAATCTTCTCATTGACAGCGAAGTAATTGAACACGCTGGTATTGATCTGCTGGAGCTGTGCCGGATCGACGGTGAAAGGCTGAGACACAATCTGCTTGATATCCGTATAGCTGTTTGGAAACAGAAGCAAGCCGCCGGAATCGCCGGCAAGATTGGTTTCCGTAAACCGCTCGCGCTCCTTCTTCAAGTCAGACGCCTTGGCAAAGTTGCTTGCGCGTGCCATGAATCGAAATGTCGCGGACTGCTTCACCGCTTCCGCAATTGCCTGCTCGTTCAAGTCTATCAGGTCGAGTGTGGAGCGAAGTGCAGTGTTCGGCTCGCCGAAGAAGTCGCTTAGATACTGAAAACGGTTCATGATTCCGCACCGGCTCAGCTCAACTGCTGCTGTTTGACCTCCGGAAAAGTGATACCGAAGGAAAGGCTCTCCGTCCGCGCTCACAATTTCCGCAGAAGACGGGAGAATCGGGAAAAATCCGACTGTGCGGCCGAAATCGTCCAGAACAGGCGCAATAATCGCATTGTTCTGCATATCTAGAATTGTGGATAGCCTGTACAGAAACTTGCTCCATGTCATGAAGCTGTTCGGAGCGTTTCGGATTTGCTTCTGAAGCGTGCTCTGCGCGCTCCCCTGTGAAATCACCTTCAGCTTTGAGATATGCCTTGCCCGCACATCAATCGCGGCGCGGACAAGCGCAGACTCGTATGCATTGCCTGTCCTGGTCGTAAATACAGGCGCGTATGCTGTCAGCGTATGCCAATAGCCATCCGTTTTTTGCGGTTCCCGCTTCGGGCGGAAGATTTTTTCAAAGAGTCCCGTTTCCCTCACCCCTCATTTTTCAGCTGCTCGCCGATTTCGTCATGATGCTTCTGCCGCACGACCATTGCGCAGAGCAGAGCCGCAGTGCCGTCTATGTGGCATCGGCTGTCCAGTTTCACGATTTTTGTTCTCCGGCTCTCTCCGTCCTGCTTCAGCACTGTGTCCAACAGGTGCATCTTCAGCAAATCATTGTCTCCGATGGCAATCAGCCCGGCGTTCAGCATGCCCTCAAGCTCCTGAATCGCTCCGTGCATGTTGTAGCCCTGAAACACATCGTCTGTGTGAAAGCCGTACTGTTCCATTTCCTGAATCAAATACTGTGAACTGTATCGGTCATAGCCAGTCATCAGCGGCAGTATTTCGTATTCCTCGACCAAACGCGTGCACCACGCAAACACATCGCGGTAATCAACAAAGTGTTCTCCTGACGCGGACAGAAATCCTTTCTGCATCATGATCCGATACGGGACACCGTCCCGCTCTGATGCAGCATCGATTTTTTCTGACGGCATCCAGAAATGTGCGAGCACATGGAGCTTTTCCTCCCGCTCAATCAGGCAAACCGCCGCGGTGAGGTCAGTTGTCTGTGAAAGGTCAATGCCAAGCACGGCGTATGTGCTGCGGAATTTCTCCGGTGCAAGCGGTTCTCCGCCTGCTTTTCTGACAGATTCAGCAGAAAGCCATGCCTGCGAGCTGTTTTGCTTTATGTTGCAGTATTTTGTCAGGAACTCTGCGCGCTTTGAGAGCGATTCGTGCGCCGTGTCTATCTGGCCGAGAATAAAGTCAACCGAAACCGAAACGCCGAGCCCAGGCAGTGATTTTCGCAGCTCGTTGATATCATCCCACTTGTCCGGATCATCTATCATGTACAGGAACGGAAGCAGATGCTTTTCACGGCTTCCGCCCATGAGAAACTTCGTCCCCCGCTTCATCAGCTCGTCAAAAATTCCGTCGTTGACATAGCCGGCAGAGCTGATGGAAAGCGTCATCGGCTCGGCACGCGAACCGGTTCCGGAGACCATGACTTCGTACTGCTTCAGCCCGCGCGCCGCAGGCCAGCTGGACATTTCGTCGCAGACGGTCAGCTGTGGATTGTAGCCGTCCGCCTTTTTCTCATTGAATGCAATCTTTTTGACGGTCGTGTTCGTCCGGCGAATGTACCAGTCAGACTTGCGCGACTTTGTAACCGCGGCAAATGCCGGCGTGTGTTCTGCCGTAAACTGAAACGCAGAATACACAAGGTCGCTCTGGTCGAGTTTCGGCGCGACGCAGTAAATCTCGCTGCCAAATTCGCCGGCGGCGTATGCGAAATAGTCAATCACGCCGGACGCAATCAGCGTTTTGCCGCATTTTCGTCCGATTAGGATAAACACTTCGCGGAAAACGCGCCGCCCGTTATCGTCGACAATTCCGAACATGACAGAAAGCATGGCTTTTTGCCACAGCTCCAGCCGAATCAAACCAGGGGCAAGCGTCCCCTTGTTGTGCCGCACGAACTTTTCAAAAAACCGAATGACATTGTTTGCTTTTTTTTGGTCGAAAATGTATGTGCCGTCCTCTATGCCGTGAACAATCAGCTCATACAGCATCCGCACCCACTTCCCGACAATTTCCGAACCATCACAGATGCGCTGGTAATATGCAAGGATGCTGTTATCCATCGCGGAATTCCGCCAGCGGGTCTTCCTCTGATTCCTCAGGCAGAAGCGCAAGCAGCTGACTGATGATTCCGCTGTATCTTGCAATCATGGTCGTGTATGCTTTCTGCGCCGGATTGTCCCGCACCGTGTCAAAGCCGTTTCCGCTTTTGCATTCAATGACAGCGCCGTGATCGATGACCTCGCGCTGAAGCTCCCGGAGCGTCACAGCCATGAACGCGGCATTTTGCATCAGCCCGGTACAGAGCTTCTTTTTATTTTCCGGCATCCTCGCAAACAGCTTCCGCATCTTCCGCTGTTCTTTCATAATTTCCGAGTCTTTATCCACAAAAAACCGCCTCCCTTCCTGACCGTTTCAGCTTTTTTTCGCCCTCAGAGCGGAAAATTGAAC